GCCACGGTAACGGTTTCTTTTGGGGAGAGGAACAACGGGAACGGGTGAAAGTTGATTGCCCGGTCTGCAAAGGTAGCGGTAAACTCGATGCCGTGATAACTATCGAGTGGAAACCTGCAAAATAGAATGAACGATGGAAAAAGAAGTACCTGAAAATATATTGGCGAAAATTAGAAAGCTGCTCCGGTTAAAAGAATCCGCCATAAAAATCGGATCCGAGGGAGAAGCCCATGCAGCTGCGGAGGCTGTAAACCGGCTGCTGACATCCTATAACTTGTCATTGATGGATGTTACCCCGGAAGAACAAAAGAATATGATATCCGTGAGTGAATCGGAGAAAATAACCTATCAGGACACGTATGGGAATATTTGGAAAAGGGATTTGTTGCGGATTATATGCGAGTATAATTTTTGCCGGATTTTGTTGCATGGAGGTACGACTTACATGGTGGTAGTCGGTACACGGGAAAATGCGGAAGTTGTGCTCTCGCTTTATAATTACTTGAGGTCTGTATTCCGCCGGTTGTCGGTAGAACGTTGCACCGAGTATGTGGCTACCCGCAGAGGGTATTACCGGACAAAGAAGTTTAAACGGAATTATATAAAATCTTATTTGTTGGGATGTTGCACCGGTTTGCGGAAACAATTTGAGAGCATTCGGAAAACAGCGGAGGAAACCGGACTGATGCTGTGTCACAACCATTTGAT